ACTAGAAAAGGCGTACTATTTCGCTATGGCATTCTTTACCCGTAACCGTTCCGCACAAATGGCGGTAAGCGAGGAACCCGCAACTAAGGCCGCTATTGGTTATGGATCTAATGCGGGCGCGTCTCAAATTGGAAACTTCTATGCCTACATTGACGGCAACGCCCGCCAGCGCGCTATGGGCGTACCCGCTATTTCACGATCGCGCGACCTGATCGCTTCTATTGTCGCCACTATCGGTTTTAAGTTTTACCGTAAACAATGGAACGGTGAGGAAATGGAACGCGTCTATATTGCCCCGCGTTCATGGGCCGAACGACTAGACCCAACCGTAACTAACAACTTTCTTATGGCGTGGTCGTTTGACGATCTTTTTCACTATGGCCGGTGCTTCTGGCACGTTCAGAGCAGGACGGCCGACGGCTACCCCGCGAGTTTTACCCGTCTACCGGCCGCAATGGTGACCAGTCAAGATCAGGCGGGTCCGGTGTGGTTCGGACCGTCGGACCAATTACTATTTAGCGGTTTACAACTAGACAGTAACGACGTAATCCAATTCCTAAGCCCCATACAGGGTTTGCTATACATGGCACAAGGCCCAATAAATACCGCTATCCGTTTAGAGGACGCCGCATGGCGTAACGCGGCTTCGGCAATTCCCGCCGGCGTCTTAAAACAAAAGTCCGGGGAACCATTGACCGCCCAAGAAATGCGCGACATGGCCCAAGCGTTCAACGAAGCAAGAGCGACAAACCAAACCGCTTTTATCTCACAAGAATTAGATTACGAAGCGACCACGGCAACGCCCGATAAAATGCTTCTAGTTGAAAGTCGCGAGTTCCAAGCAAAAGAACTAAGCCGGTACGCAAACGTGCCCGCTTACTTACTTGGAATTGACGTCGGCGGATACACCTACCAAAATGCTTCACAAGCCAAGCAAGATCTATATTTGTTTGCGGCCAAAAATTACATAGAGGTTTTTAATCAGACATTAAGCGCCAACAACGTTTTACCAAACGGCACTTATGTATGCCTAGATATCGAAAGTTATTTAGAGGAAATGATCGCAGACGGCGTATACGTCGAGGAAACAGTTAGCCCGACACCAAACCAACCAAACCCAATAAACGAGGATTAACACAATGATTAAGTTTCAACCTTCACCAATCACCATTGACGCCGCCGCGCCCGACGGCACCCCGAAGCGCACGATCATGGGCCTAGCCGTTCCGTACGGCGTAGACGCGACAACTTCGGACGGGACCACGGTTCGCTTTATGCCCGGTTCAATGCCAACCGAAGGCCAAGCGCCCGTATTGCTTCAATACCACGACAACACGCGCCCTATTGGCGTTGTAACCGCCCGCGTAGAAATGCCCGACGGTATGTACTTCGAGGCCCGCATTAGTGACACCACTAACGGCCGTGAAGCCTTAACGTTAGCCATGGACGGCGTACTAACTGGCGTAAGCGTAGGCGCAACCCCTACCGCATGGTCCTACGACGAAAACGGAACCATGGAAGTTACGGCCGCTACATGGGCCGAACTATCGGTTGTCCCCATGCCGGCATTTTCCGATAGCCGTATCCACCAAATAGCCGCGCAAAGTGGTAATAATAGTAATCAGACGGAACCCGACGCCGACGAAACCCTAGAAGTATCCGAAGTAGAGGAAACCGAAACCATGTCAGAAGTCACCGAAAACGCCGTAAACATTGAGGCAAGTACACCAGTAACCCCACTATGGGCGAAAGTTTCAACAGGTATTAAATTGCCTAGCCCGTCCGAGTACATGGCCGCATTTTCCGCAGGTCCTACCGCGTTTGCCGAAATGAACGCACGTATTAGCGCCGCCGCGCCAAATATCACAACGGCCGACACCCCCGGCATTTTGCCAGAAATTATTACCGGCAGCGTCTACGACGGACTTAATCCGATCCGGCCATTCGTCACCGCTATCGGAACTAAGGCCATGCCGTTACAGGGTGCCACATTCCGACGCCCAAAAATTACGGTACGCCCCGTCGTAACGCAACAGCCAACAGGCGAGTTAAACACTCTTGACCCTTCAACCGTTACGGTGTCGAACACGGATATTTCTAAACTTACGTTCGGTACATATGTCACCGTGTCCGAACAAGATCTCGATTTTTCGGATCCGGCGTCTATCTCAATTATCCTTGATCAATTGGCTATCGCCTACGGACAGGCAACCGACAACTACGCCGTAGACACTTGCCACGCCGCAATTACACAAACTTCAAGCGTGGCCGACACCGCCGTAGGTGCCGACTGGGTAACCGCAATTTACGAAGGCGCTCGCCAAATTTCGGCTTCGTCTAACTATCTACCTACCCACATGGTTGTTACACCCGCAACATGGGCGGCGCTTTCGTCGTCCGTAGACGATCAGAACCGTCCGGTATTCCCATACACGGGCGCGCCTAACCTCATGGGTCAAAACGCCGCAGGAAACGCCGCCGCTAATACTTGGAACGGAAACCCATTGGGCCTAGTTCTTGTAGTAGACAAAAACGCGCCGGGTTCATTCATGGGACACGCCGCAGGCCCCGCCGCAGGCTTCGAATTCTACGAACAAATGAAGGGCGCAATTTCTATCGACGTGCCTACCACATTGGGCCGTACTATTGCGTTCCGTGGTTACGCCGCAGGCTTCATGGCAGACGCTACCAAGTTCGTTAAGTTCGTTTAATCCGAAAGGCGGGTATCCGCTATGGCGGTTTATTCAATAACCCACCACCAACGGTTAGACGACTACGCGGTAGTACAACTATTAACTAACGCCGACATAACACCGGGCGACACGATTACGGTTGCGGGTTTAGGCCACGGCCTTAACGGTACCCACACGGTTTACGCGTGTCCGTTGTTTTTGTTTACTGGCGTAGACGACCAAGGCGATTTATTACTAGACCCCCAATTTCCTATTGAGAACCAAGTTCTTTTTTACGACGTGGGGGCGGCGTTAGAACGGTCCGAGGCTATCCCTAACGGGACGCTAACTATTACCCCCGTTTGTACTTGGATCACGGCTACCAATATCGAGGATTGGCTTGGTATCGGCACCGCGACGGCCGCCGACCTTAGTTTCCTAACCCAATGCGCCGCGGCCGCTAATGCTTTTTGTTATCGCCGTCGTCGAGAGGCGGGCTACGTCGATAATTTGACTACTTCCCCGTCGGGCGACGTCACGCTCGGAACTATCCAATACGGCGGAATGCTCTACCGCCAACGCGGATCTATTGACAGTTTCGCCAGTTTTGACGGCATGGGTGGCGGACCCGTAACGGGCCTAAACGGCGTCATAAAACAACTATTGGGTATTGACCGCCCACAGGTTGCCTAATGCCCGTACAAGCCTTTACAGACTTGTTTAACGAGTGCCTAGACGACCTAGCGGCGAAACTTGGAACTATTACGGGCCTTCAAGTAGTCACCGACCCGCGTAACCTAGTTCCGCCATGCGTATTCATTGACGCCCCCACGTTTGAAGCGTGGAACGGCAACATAGTAAAAATGACGTTTCCCATTCGTTGTATCACGCTAGGCCCCGGCAACCTTGACGCCCAACGATCACTAATGAACCTTGCCGCCAAAGTTCTTAATTCAAATGTTGGCGTAACAACTGGACGCCCAACTATGGCCATTATCGGCGGGGTAGAACTTCCCGCATATGATCTAGTTGTAAACATTCAAGCCCAAACGAGTTAGACCATGTATGTAATTCTTTCCGAACGTGTAGGCACCGTAGGCGCGTTTTACGACGCCGAAAGCGCCAAGGCAAAAGGCGTAGATATTGCCGCACTAATCGCGGGCGGGTTCATTGGTGAACCTTCCCCCACAAAAGCCCCGAAACCTAGTAAAGTCAAAACCACAACCGAAACCGAGGAATAAACACCATGCCTACAAGCACAATTTTATCGAACCCCGTAGTAACCGTTAATAGCGTCGATCTGTCGGACCAATGTACTTCGGCCACGTTTACCCAACGCTACGCCGAACTTACAGCCACCGCGTTCGGTGATGTAGACAACAAGTACGTTAAGGGCTTAGGCGACCATGAGGTAACGCTTGACTTGTATATGTCTTATGCCGCTACCGAAACCTACGCAACATTGAAGGCGCTTGTAGGCACAACTACTACCGTCGTTGTAAAACCCGCCGTAGGTACAGATAGCGCCACCAACCCCGGTTTTACTCTTACGGGCGCGTTCTTGGCCGAACTACCACATTCTTTCGCCATGGGCGAGTTAAGCACTACCTCGGTGACGTTCCATGGGGGCGTCTACACCGAGGACGTCACACCGTAACCGAAAGGCCCCGACATGAACATAACAATTCGAGTAGAACGCAACGGCGAAACCGCCGACGTAAAAACAAACCTTTACATAATGATTATGTGGGAACGCAAATACAAAAAACGCGCTTCCGACTTAGCAAACGGTATCGGTTACGAGGATCTAACATTTTTTGCGTATGAGGCGTCAAAACTTGCGGGCCTTACAGTTCCCGTATCTATGGACGATTACGCCAAAACAATTACATTATTAGAAGTGGTGGACAATGAACCCACAAACCCTACGCAAGCGGGACCTATTCCCGCCAACTAGCCGAAATACTGGTAGTTACGGGCTACTGGCCGCCGCATATACCGATAGATACGCGCGACATGGCAACAGTTATCGACGTGTTAGACAAGCAGGCTAAGAATGCCCGTCGCAAGTGACCTACAAGTTTTCGGTATTCAAGAAACGCTAAAAGAACTAAACGACTTTGACCCGTCGTACCGTCGTCAAATAACTAAGGACATTCAAGGCGGCGCAGGAAACCTAATCGTTACTAGCGCCCGTTCCATGATCCCAACGGACTACCCGCTAACGGGTATGGCCCGCGGTTCAATTATTAAAGGCCGCGCCGAAACTACGTTTAATCTTAAAAACGTTTCTAATGGTGTAAAAACACTTGTAGCAAAACGGGGAAGTAAAGAACGTTCCGTAACGTTTACACGCCCGTTGTATCTAGACGGCAACGCCGTACCGGGTGCCTATACGCAAACCGTGGACTACAAAGCCCGCCCGTTCTCGCTATTGACCGCCCAACAAAAAGACGCCGCAGGCGCTATATGGGATCATGCGGGCGTAAACGGAAGTAGCCAATTCGTACAAAACCTAATAACCCAAGGGAAACAACAAAACCCCCAAGCGCCCCGCGCATTAGCGCCCGCCGTTGGGGCCGTCATGCCCGAAGTAGAACGAGAAGTATCGGCCATTTTGGACCGTGTTAGTGAGATAATGAACAAGAAACTACGGATCGAAAGGCGCGACTAATGGCGATCAACATTCCTATTATTTCGTCCCTAGATACAAAGGGTTTCGATAAGGCCAAAAAAGAATTTTCCCAACTGGAAGGCGTCGGCGCTAAAAGTGCTTACGCCGTAAAAAAAGCGGCCGTACCTGCCGCCGCCGCTATTGGTGGTTTAGCCGTTGCGTTGGGCGACGCCACCAAGGCCGCTATTGAGGACGCCGCTAGCCAAGCCGAACTAGCAAGAACACTAAGAACGTCTACCGGGGCGACAGATAAAGCGATAGACGCAACAGAAACATGGATAACTAAACAAGGCCAACTATTAGGTTTTACCGACGACGAACTACGGCCCGCATTGGCAGGATTAGCCCGCGCTACGGGATCAGTTGAGAAAGCCCAAAAGGCCGCGGGCCTTGCCATGGACATAAGCGCCGCTAAGGGCGTCTCTCTTGAAACCGTTACCAAGGCCCTAGAACGGGGTTACGGTGGCAACCTAACCGCGTTAGCCAAGTTGGACCCTGCCGTACGCGAAATGGTAAAAGGTGGCGCGTCTCTTGATGAAGTAATGGCCAAACTAAGTACCACGTTTAGCGGATCTGCCACAACGGCCGCCAACACAACGGCGGGACAATTTAAACGTTTAGGCATTGCTATGACCGAAACAAAAGAAAGCATAGGCACCGCGCTATTACCAGTTATTGAAGCGGCGTTACCTTTCCTTCAAAAGTTCGGGGCGTGGGCACAAGATAACCCCGGCGCTTTTGTCGCTATTGCGGGCGCTATTGGTGGCGTAGCGTTAGCGATTACGGCCGTAAATATTGCTATGGCCCTAAACCCGTTTTCGGCTATTGCGGCGGGAATTGCGTTACTGGTTGCGGGCGTCGTCGTGGCCTATAACAAGTTTGAAACATTCCGTAACGTTGTACGCAACGTCGTAAACGGCATAGCGTCCTATTTTGAATTTATGACTAACGCATGGATTACCGCTATAAACGTTGTCA